CGCAATTGAGGGAAGCTGCCATCTCCGTCTTTACCTCAATTACCACTTCCAGCCGCCCGTCCGTAGGGGCCTGCGGTCTGTTGCCCGCATATTCACAGGCGCGGCAACGGAAACTTGCACCGGTGACATACTTCGCCTGATACATCAGCTTGCGGGTGTACACTCCGTTCCCGTCATGGCAGACAATACCGGGGTCGTCCGGCGTAACCGGGCGGTATGCTCCGTTTTCAAGTATGTCCCAGAAATATGCGGCATGTTCATCATCCACCGGTTCAGTGCCTGTATAGAGCTGCGGTTCTATCTCCCTGTCCCAATAGCCGGAACGGTCGGCCAGGCGAAGCGGGTCGGTCACCATCACGGAATCCCCCTTCAGACGCAGCGAATACGCCTTGTTGTCATAAAGGTGCGCATAGGACTTCACGCTCCGTTCACAGCGGACCTCGCGGTTCGTACGAGGGTCCGTGAATATCGCGATGCCGAAATACTCCACCGGCTTCTCCGGCGGCGTGTTCTTCCGGATGGTAAGCGCATATTTGGGCACACCACCGCTGCCGTCTGAAATGCTGTAATACTCACCCTCGACGATGCGGTTGGCCGACTTGTCACGGGGCGCGCCCTCGAACCACTCCACCCCCGTGAGTTCCATTTCACCGAATACCGTCTTCTCATCGAACGCCGATACCTTCGGTACGATGACCAGCGGTGTCAGGGTCCGGTCGGGGCTGTATTCCCGCAGTTCCTTGTCATACGTCTGCACGGGACTGCCCGACAATACTATTATCTCTCCCTGAAGGGAAAGGGGGGCAACGTAAATACGGCCCCACTGCTTGTTACTCTTTAATCCCATATACCTATAAATTCTTATACGATGTCAAATCCTAAATTCTTATCCACTTCCTCCAACCTGCCGTTTACCGGAAAGAACACCCGGCAGGTGAATATCACGGACTTGCTGACAAAACCGAAATCCGAACCGACCCCGTGCTGGTT